ATAGCTTCTTGGTCGATTGCATTAACCTCTTCGATTGTTTCCTCCAGTTTCTTATACAACTTGCTTACCATCTCAAGGTAAGACAAGCTATCATCAAAAACCGTAGGCAACACAGGGTTAAAGTTCCAATAGGGCAATGGAGTAATCATTTAATACACCCCCAAGAAACATTGATTTAGGTCTTTATCGTTCATCAGCAAACGCACAACGCTGACCACATATCTACGATATTCGTCATACAGTTTGCCTACACTGACCCCATTATAACCGCTGACCAGCTTAACATAATCCGTTTCGGTCTTGCTATCCACAGTGCCGTTAGCATTAACCGTATTGTTGTTAAGCGTAGCAGAAGAAGCGTATACATTGTTCTCTATCTCGTTCATCTGCACAAGGCCATCAGCAGGGGTGCTTTCAACCGATTTGCTGTTACCGTTAGTATTAGAGTTGGAACTTGTAGTACCTACATCAGACTTATCCAGCGTTTCCTTATATTTATAATTCGTGAGAGGGTCTATTTCGCTCATGGCCATTTTGAACATACCGTTATAATACGGCATAATCTCGTTAAGCGTGTTACCAAGATATAGGTCAAATTCGCCAACTGTTTCAAACCCTATCTCACGCATCCAAAAGTGATTAAGGATATACTGATTAAGCACCGGACGGTAATTCTCATCAAAGATGGGATAAGAGGTAAGGGCATTAAGTTTATAACCGCTTTCGATAATGTACCGCAGTTCGGTTGTGTATTTACTCATTACCCTCACCCTCTTTCTCTACCTTAAGCGGTTCAGTTGTAAAGCTTTGTGTAGACTTCAAGGTTTCCATCTGATACTGCGTGAATGGGTCATCCATATCAACCAGCGTAGAAGTGGGCTGACGGAAGTTAACCTCAATGTTAAGACCGAACATATTATTGATTTTTTCAGCAGCCTGTCTGCGCATGAGTAGAGGGCTATATCTATAACTCATGCTTTCACTCTGCGCTGCTTTAACCTCACCTGCAAGAACACGCTCACTCTTTTGCGTAGCTTCCTGCGTTTCATAGCCAAGGTAAATCATAATCTCGCCCATAATGTGCCTACGCATTTGCGTAAGTTCTTCACCCAACCAAGGAGCATCAGTTTTGAGAACCGTAAAGCTATCCTTATCCACGCTTTCATCAACCATCATAAACGGCTCATTTCCTGCATACTTCAGCCAAATGTTTTTAAGGGTAAGTCTTTGCTTATCTGTACCCTTAAATAGCACCGGTGTTTTCTGTGCAAGAATATTAACTCGTCTTGCTTGGTCAATCTCGTAAAGCTGTTCAGCGTAGTAGTCCAGCCAAGGGAATGTGGGAGATTTAATCATGTTGTTATAAACTATGACAGAGTTCTCCATCGTTAGCTCCCGCTGATACCCATTGATAGCCCACACTCTGTATTGAATGGGGTCATTATAGATATTGTAATCACCGTTAATCATAGCTGGCAGGAAAACATAACGCTGTGCAACATCATCAAAGAAGAAAGCACCCATAGCATATTCATTAAGGGTCATTTCCAAGAACCGCTCATCAATCTCTTGAGGGAGATTCTCCCACTTAAATCGTGCCATAGCTAGTTCATGCAGTCGACCACGATAGAGGGAATCTAAGATTGAGTTGGAGAATAGCGCAGAGTTGCTTTCATTCTTTAGAGGGACAAAAGGTTTATTCTTTCCCATGCTTTACCTCCTTTCAAGAAGTAGTAATAATGGGATTATCAAGTGTGCCGTAGTTAAATGTACCGTTATGCCAAATGGTTACACCGGTATCGAACATCTTTTTAACAGTTTCAATAACATTAGCAGGGCACTCACCTATAACATTGCATCCGATGGTTTGAACAAAATCCCAGTTTTGGCGGTTGTGCAGTTCAATATCCTTTAATATGGATACTTTATAGCCATATTGACTAAAGAAGTTGTCAATGATTCTTGCATACTCTGCTCTAATTGATACACAGTTTGCATAGAATCCGCTCTTACCGCTAATGGCATTTGCATCGCTGCTTTCTATTGTGCCATTCAAATTATTGGGTAGGTGTTCAGCCTGTGCAACCTTAGATAGAGAGCCAAGAGTTGCAGATATACCACCAGCAATAGCAAGTGGATTACCTGTTAGTCCTCCGATTGCTAAAGTTGAAAGTCCTGCACCGAACTCTGTTGCCATACTATATTTATGCTTTGCCAGCCAATCCTGATACCCATTATTAACCCAAGGCAACACAGGAAAACCACTTAAAGATACTTGGTCTTGAATGTCGATATTGTTTCCAGCGTAATTTTCCATTGTAGCAGAAAGTGTTGGTCGCATACCAAAAGGATGAGTTATCTTAAAGAATCCTGTTGCACCACCTGTGCCCATTCGCTCATATCTAAAAGTTTTTGCATCACCACTTGATGATATTATGTTCAATGCACAATAGGGATAACAGTACAATTTATTGTTTCTTGGTACAATAGATAAAGTTCTTGCAGGATATGCACCAAGGCTCTCAATCGTGCTATAATTATCCCCCACTTTTGTTACAGTAAAAACTCCAACGATAGCATCAAGTTGTGCAGCTTTAGTGTAAGCATCTATAATTGCCTGAGCAGCAACCATAGAAGAAGCATTGTTAGCTCTGCCACATTCAATCCAGTATACAGGAAATGCAATACCCCTCACAATAGATGGTGATTGTATATTAGCTACAACACCCTCACCTATTTCTTGCTTAATATAATCAGGTATTCCAGTCATGGCAATAATAACTCGCATATCCTCCGGTTTGAATAAAGTGTAGGAATGAGCGGTTGTTACATAGTCACCTGTTTCAAGCCCCTCATCAAGAGTATGCGCTCCGATAGCATCATTACTTACCGTTTCACGCTCAACAAAACTCTTATTAAAAGTAAGGTCAAACTGCCAGCTTGCCCACACATCCTCCTCCAATATAAGGGCAGTGCTTTCAGGAGAAAGATACCGCATATCACTGACGAAAGCGTAAAACCACTTATTACCGTACCGATGATTTTGATAAGCTACATAGTTAATATGATAGCAATTCTCCATCTGACGCTTAATCCGCAGTTCTCTCGTTCCATCAATAAACTGAAAGTCTGTGTAAGTAGCAACAGGTACTTTATTAGCAAAGAACTGATTCTGTTCTGTCACACTATCCCATTGGAGAACATTCTGATAGGTAGGGTCACAGGGAATACCACTATACAGTTTTACTATCGTATTAGGTGTTACCATTTTATCCCTCCTTAAAGAATTAGGTGGGGCAGGTGGTTAGCCCACCCCACCATAAGATTAACCAACAGTGATAGTGCAGGTAGCAGTCTTGGATTTATCCTGAACGGAAGTGGCAGTAACAGTAATCTGATTCTTAGAATTGCCAAGAGAACCAGTTTCTTTGCTACCAAGGATAACCTTACCCATGGTATTAACAACAGTTTCAGGGTCAGTGTTGCCAGCAAGAGCAAAGGTACATTTAGAGGTGGGGTCACCAGTACCAGTAACAGAAGTGGTAATCTGAACAGTGCCACCAGCTTTAACAGTGGCTGCGGTGGGAGTAACGGTAAGTTCAGTTACGGTGGGAGTAGCAGTACCGAAAGCAACTGCATTAGCAAACGGAGAGAGGGAATAAACCATCCAGACATGGTAGAAGTAATTCCAGTACAGACCCTCGCCGTTATAGGCAGTCTTAAAGGTACGCAGATAATCGTAAACCTGATACCAGTTCTTATCCACGAGAATAGCTTCGATACCATCATCACCAAGGTCACCGATATTATCTACTACGATAACATGACCGGCGAACTCTGCCTTATCCATATGGAACGCAGCAGCCAGTACATCAACATCCATTCGAGCGTTGAAGTCAGGAGTAGTAATAAGATACTGCTCATCCTTGGGAGTGGAAGTCCACACACCTGCGTAGTTCATCTGATTGTTAAAGATGGTCATACCATCAGAAACAGCCTTAATTTTAATCATGGCTTCACGAGCAGATGCAGCATCGGTAACAGGGGTGATTGGCTCAACGATAAATCGACCGTTATTGTTCCACTCACTGATAAGCTGCTTCATCTGAATGAACTCATCCAGCGTGGCAGACTTATACATAGAATCGACCAGCCCAGCAATGAAACGGTCAAGGCTATCATACGACATGAAAGCCTTACGGAGCTGTTCATTGGAGATAGTCAGAGGGTAATTAAGCTGGCTATCAACGCTGTGGAATACAGAGGATACATTGGGCAGGTGGCGCTTAAACAGGGTGTCCTGTGCAGCTCTGGGGTCATAAGTCTGCGCCTTAATAACATCAATGTAAATTTCCTCAATGGTTTCACCAACCGCCAGTCTACCCTTTTTCAGTGCAGCAAGAGGGTTGGTTGCCATACGATTATTCAGGATAGCAAGACCGATACGATTGACCAGCGCATTAACGAACTCGTTAGCCTGTGCTTCGTAGGTGAGAATAGCATCGCCAACTTCATGTAGATTTTCTGCGGTAGCTTCAGGGATTCTATCCTGATATACAGCAGTAGCGTTCTGACGAATTACATTCAGAACATTAACACCATTTGCCATAATTATTCATCCTTTCCAGTGTAAGATTCAGCTACTTCTTCATAGGTGAGCTGTTTACCTTCTTCATCATCTTTAATGTCCTCGCTCTGTTTATCCTTAGCTTCCATAAGGTCAGCGTTTCCACCAAAGAATCTGTTAATGTACTGCTCACGCAAGGTATTGTACTTGCCGTTCAGTTCATCATACTCTGCTTGCGACACGCCATCAATTACCTCCATGCTTGCATTATAATCGTCACGCAGTCTGGTAATCATTTCAGCGCCATCGTCAGGGTTCTCGTAGAATCCCATAATGGTACGCATATAGGATTCATGCTCTTCAGGTGTAAGTCTTGCCATTATCATTCACCTCCTTTGCGTAGAATACTGTCAATCTTGTCAGCAAGGGATTGCATCACTTTAGTGTTATCCCTAATGACATTAGCCTGTTCCTGATTGTTTTTCAACAGCAGAATACAGACAACAGCCGGGAAGCCAATGCTGGAAATTAGATTAGTCAATTCACCCCAATCCACAGCTTATACCTCCTTAAACCTTTATTTCATTAAGCATTTTCATAACTCCCACCCATGCAGCCTTGGCCTTTCCAGTTTCGAACCTCATTTTTCCTTGTTGAAAAAGGACAGTGGCTAACCGCCATACAGGTTGGTTGCGAACTGACTTAACCATAAGCGTATTTGGTGTGTGGTCTGCCATGCTCAATGTGTACTTTAATGGATAAGATGGGTCGTAATCCTCTGAACAATACATAAGCCCAACCTTATCATCTCGCCATACTCCGTAAAATTCTCCGTTAAAGAAGAATCCGAAGTAATAGTAAGCTGTACCTTGTTTTCGTTCCAAGAACTCATTAGAATCTCTAAGGGCTACATTTCCTATTGCATATTCACCGTACGAAGTTCCTGCTATGATTTTACCGAATCTTGTTTGTGCCATATGATTAGCAAATTCTTCGCTACTTACCTTAAGAAGAATAACATCTCCACCTTTAGCTTTAGCTACTGTATGTTCTCCAACAAGCTGTAAGCCAAAGTATAGGAAATAGGGGTTATAAAGCGAAACATTGTTAGCAAGAAATACAACCCTTACATCTCTATCTCTTGCTACGGTGGAGTACGCTTCAAGGAAAGTTTCAACCTCATTCCTTAAATAGTGGTAAGAGGAAGATGGGTCAATAAGAAATTCCTCAAAGATGATTAAGGTAACTCCGGGATAAGCTGTTGACTTCTCTACAATCTGTGTGGAGAGTGTCATGCAGAATCCCGCAAGTTGCTCATCAATATAAAGCCCTTTTGCCGTAGCCTTAAATTGATGGTCGGGGAATTCTTTAGCAACATCTGCAAAGAATGTTGGTACAGACTTCTTTAATTCTGTCTTATACCGTCGCAGGTATACGAACTGTTCACCTTTGGTCAAGAAATTCTTAATAGCCCTTTTCTTTGCAGAATAAGTTTTACCAATACCACGACCTCCCATTATCATTGTGAATAGGGCGTTGTATGATAAAGCACTATCTATATTATAATACATAACCGTTCCTTTCTTATGGTGGAAACAGGGAGTGCATAAGCAAGGTAGCAAACCCAACCGCACCGGCCGGTTTCACCCGGTTGCTGTCCGGCACTGGTACTCATACACCACCCCTGCTCCTAATTTTATTATACACCTTTTCCATAAAAAATCAAGTTCGATAAATGGTAAATTTTATTTCGGCTTAATAGTGAACTCTTTGTCTGTTAATACTACTCCACCCCTGACACGCTCATGCATAAGTTTACCAGCAAAAGATGAACCTATCTTAAAGTTATCCGGGGTTACATATTTATAGCAGCCTTTCGGCATACCTGCACAAGTAATTTTCCAACCGTTACTTTCAGCGTATTTCTCCGGGTCTTTCTTCTTAAATTCCTCTGCGCTCTTTCCACAGGGATGCTCCATGTAGGTTTTCTGTCTAATGAATATTGCTTCATCTGCTTGCATTTCATAATCCCAAGCGCCCAGTTTAACAGGGTCAACATCAAGATTGTCAGGTATCTCATGACCTATTAAGTGCAAGCTGTCAGTGTCAGCATAGATGAATCTGTCGTATACCTTTTGGGCTGCTGTGATGGTGGTGTATCTCGCCCACGCTGTAATATAGCAAGCCATTGGTATGTAAACAGGCTCACGCTTCTCCGGCTCACCGTCACGATAAATAACCTTATCATCCTCATAGTACGGTATCTTGGAACGGCAGCTTATCTTTAATCCAAACTTTCCATAAAGAGCGTTAAGCATTAACTTAGCAAGTGTTCGCATACCAGCGTTACCCTCTATGGTTGCTTGCTGCTTTACCTTAATCCACTTGTCAATGTATTCTGTGAACATACCTGTTTTTGATTTGAACATATAACCACCAAGATATTCATACACATATACATCGTAGTGGGTGAACAGCAATTCAAGGTCTACACTTGTAAGGGTAAGAATAACATCTTCGCCTTTCGTATCTGTGATATACTCGTTTGGAATAAAACCAAGAGTGTTCTTTAACTGAATGGTAGGCAGCATACCTTTCTTAACCTTAAACTCACACCTAAGTCTTTGAACATAAAGAGGATAAACAGGGTTATTCTCATACTTACCCTCAAACCTTACAGGTGTGTCATATGGTAAGGGTCTGCTATACATCTGTGACGGATAAAGACTGTTTACATCGAACACAGAAATTTTGCCTAACTTCTTTCCTTGAAACCTTGGATTACAATAGGTAAACCCTCCCCTGTATGCCTTGCGAATAATAACATCATCATCCTCACTAACGGCAGGGAACTTATATCTGAACTTTAATTCTCCGCCCATGATTTTCTTATAGTCCGCAAGAGCATTAGAGCCTTGAGTAATCTTTGTCAATCCCTCACCAAACATCGTGTTAAGAGCCATGGCGACTATACGAACATCGTTCTTAATATATTCAGTTTCCTGTTCTGTTAAAATGTGACCAACCTCACGCTTAGCCTTATAATCAATTTCAAGTTTAGAGATGGGCAGTTTGAAACTCTTTGCTATTTCCTCTACGCTAAATGGAATAATCTTTAAGCTATCTATTATCTTAGTACAGATTTTATTCCTCCCGCTTTTCTTATGGCAGATAGTGATAGTATAAAATACATTCATGTTACTGATAAGCGTAGTAAAAGTCTTTTCTTCTAAGTCTTTAGCATCTTTAACAAAGGTGTAACCGTTACGGAACAGCCAATATATTATAAACTCACCATCAAACTTGAGGTTGTGAAAGTACAGTGTGTTATTGGCTGAGGATATTCTATCAAACATATCGTCAATAGAGTTCCCAACCGTAGTGGCATAGTCACCTCCTATCTCACAAAGAGCATATGCCCACACCCGGCAATCCTCTTTATCTGTTGTGGTTTCAAAGTCGGCTGTGTATTTCAGAATTGAATACCAAACACATCTTTAACTCCAATCGCAACCCCATATTCTGCGTCAGTTGTTTTGTCAGGATAAAGGAAAGAAATATCACCTAACAGGTCAGTGTAATAAGCGTACTGAAATTCCTCCGGAGATAGCTGTTTAAGTGCGTTCAAAATATCTTTGGCTTCTTCTCGTCTTGCTGAACCTTTAATCTCTTTGTCAATTTCTTTAACTACATTTCGCTCAAAGGTTTCAAGATATGTTTTCTTGTACTCTTCCATCCGTTTCATTTCATCAAGGTTAAGAGCCTTATCATACATCTTATCTTTCCACTTATCATAATCGTACTGACTGCGGAATCGTTCAGGGTCTTTGTAAGTGTAAACTCTCTCACTGAATTTATCCATCCATTGAACCGGGTCAACATTAGAAACATTACCGCCCATAGTTACGCCCTTTTCGTTTATCCACTCTTTAACTTCTTCAATCTTTTCTCTGCCCCTGCGTTCGCTTTCATTGCCAAGAACCATAAGTTCTGCTTGTTCGTTCATAGAATAAGATGCTCTATTCCGATAGCTTAACTCTCTTGGCGCTTCCATAAAAGCATCAAGGGAACGCTCCAACGAATCCACATCATCCTGTGTCATTAACTTCCTTACAGTTTCAGCAGGATTGATATTTCTTATCTTGGAAGTAGGATTTAGGTTTGTGTTAATCCATCGTGCCAACTTATTTCGCTCTTTAATCTTAGTTTGAAGTCTTGCTCTTTCAGCTTCGGAGATAGTCATAGATTATTCCTCCCTTACTTTCTTATCATCGTGAGGAAAATCTTTTTCTTTAAGCCACTGACAAACCTCATCATATTCTTCATCAGTCAAGCCCCAAACGGTAACTTGCCACACATTCTCACCGGCTGTGTAACCATTAAGGTTATTGTTTTTCATAATGGCAGGATAATCTTTGAAGCTATAGTTTACATCCACAAAACCTTTAATACCATTACAGGTTCCCTTAGCACTATACTGCCACATACCACAGGGTATAGCAGGTTTTCTGTTCCAGTTAGCAATCCAAAAATCGTGTGCTTTAAGGTTGGCCTTTATCAACTTATTATTCATCCACGCTTCGGAGCAGTAAATACCAGCGTAGTACCCTGCTTCCTCAATCGTTTCACAAAATGCTTTAACGCAAGCTGTGCGTGTGATAGGGTTAAGGTTATCTGCTCTGCCAAGATTCTGACGGTGTCCGCTTTCTTCGGTGTCGATATAGATAGGATAATCAACCTCTAACCCTCTAAGTCTTTCGAGAGTGAACAGGGCTTCCTCTTTAGCTTCTTCCTCTGTGATTGCTTGCGTAAAGAAGTAAACACCAAATGGAATACCTCTTTCAATGCAACCGTTAAGGTTGTACTTCCACCAACCATCCTCTTTAAGAGTACCGTCACCGTAGCCACGATAGCCCACCCTGATAATACAAAAGTCGGTGGCTGCTTTAACCTGCTTAAAGTCTATCTTGGAATATGTGTTGTTGGCATAGCTAATATCAATGCCGGTCTTAGTCATATAAGATTCCTCCTTATAGAGATAAAATTGCCCCTGCGGTGGGATTAACACAGGGGCTTTGTTTTACTTAATTATTTTACTATCTATTAGATAGCTTTCAGAGTCATGGTCTTGCGACCTTTCTTGGTGCTAAGATTCTGAATCTCAACAGGCAGAGCAGGCTCCCAAGTAGGCTCACCAAATACAGCAACCAGCTTTTTAATAGCGGAGTAGATGCCGGAAGAAACACAGGTGTAGCTTTCACCGTTCTCGTCAATGAGAACCACACGAGCGTTAGCAACCATATCGCCAGTTTCATCGTTCATGTTCTCTACACGCTCAATAGAAATGTCCTTAATGTTCAGCTTCTTACCAACAAAGTCAGACAGCTTGTGGTCAGGGCTGTTAATGGCATTGTACATAGCTACGAGAGCTTCACGAGTATCGCCCTTAATAGAGCAGTAGGATTCAGCATTGTTAAGGTCAGTCAGTACAGTGTTATTCATGATATAATCTCCTTTAATTAAATAGTGTTAATGTGCGAACTTACTTCTCAATCATGTGAGCGACGGAGAGGAACTCCTCAACGGTGCAACCGAACAGGTGAGAATCCTCAACGAAAGCATCAATGATAACGCTGTCGGTTTTCTTCAGACCAAGCTGTTTCTTAACGATAGCAGCAGGGTTGCCAACCATACCGTCAACAGTGATGGTTTGAGGAGCAGAGGTTTCACCGTTAATAACAGTGCGGAAAGTGATGGTGGTTTCTTTAACGATAGTGCGAGTAATCATAGCCATTTGATTTAATCTCCTTTGTTAATTAAAATTTGTTGTGATAGGCTGTTGGTTAATCCCACGACAGAGAGGTTTAATCCTCTCTGTTTCGCCGTTTACGGCTCATCAGGTGGGTTGTCGCTTTAAGTATTAAAGCCCAAATGAATAGTACGATGGTGGCGAATCCTGCACACATGAGTAGAGTTAAGAATACGGTGTTGTGAAAGAGGGTCATATCTTACCTCCCCATTGTTCTGCCATGGCTTTAGCAATACCTGAAAAAGTCTTTGCTCTATTCTTTTGCCTATCCTTACCACCAGCATTAAACCAATTACCTGCTATTTTTGTAGATTGAGGACATTCTACTATGCAAGTTGGTTTAAGACGAGGGAGATTTTTTAACCATAGCAAAGTTTTCTTTTTATAAGGATGGCCAAACTCATACGGTTGAATTATTTGTGAGTAATCAGGGAGGCTAAAAATTTTTGATGGCAGTGGATTCTCTACACATACCTTTTCACATTTACAATTTAAGAATTTCATAAAAAACTCTTTGGCTTCTAATCCTTTTTCATAACGCTCCATATTTAGCAACCCATGAGGATATAGATGCCTTGCTCCTGCATTAGATAAATAAGTACAAGGTGGATGAGCGATAATTAAATCCCATTCTTGTTCCAATAGCGGTATTACATCTTGTTTTAAGTGCCATTCCGGATGTCCACCACTGCAATCTTGAATGTCGCAGGAATATGCTTCGTGCCCAAGTTCTCTAAATGCTTTACAAACTTCTTGGCTTTCTTCACACGCAACTAAAACTTTCATTTAATCACCACCTACCCAACTGCCTTTAATGTTATACATCCTGTGCCCTGTTTCAAGCGATTCAATAAAGGAATAACGATTCATCTTCTTAACAGGGACGAACTCAGAAAAGCCGATAGAATAAATGAAGAACCCGGAACCGTCACTGTCAACATTAATCTGCTGTGCGTTAAGTCTACCATTAAAGCCAAACTTATAGCCAAGCACAAATCCTTTATTGGACTTCATGGAACATACTGTCATAATCTCACCACCTTTCATAGCCCAGATTTAATAATATCAATTATTACGACTATCAACAAAACAGCAACAGTTAAACTAACTGCTCCTAAACCAAATAGCAAGAATCCACTTAAAAGCTCCATTTATTTTCCTCCTCATGCGTGGTTACAGTCTTTGCGAATACAGGAGAGCGGATTGCACTCTTTAACCTGTGTCCAACCAAACGGTACTGTGTTAACCCTACAATATTTACAGAATAACATCCCCTCAAGGGTGTATTCAGGTTGGCAATCATTAAATGAGAAGTCGCACAGTGCGCAGGGTTTTATATCTGTTGATATAATCATTTTAATCACTCCTAAGTAAAGATTCACATTCCATTAGCAACCAACGATATTCTTTAACAGTGAGGTTGCCTTTGGTGTATAGATGATGGGTTTTAGCAAGAATTTTTTCAACCGAAAGAGGGGAATAAACCCCTCTTTTCATGTTTTCAATGCACCAGCGGAGATAGTTAAAGTTAGTCATGTGTTCCTCCCATATGCGTATATTGCGAATACTATTACAAGAAAACCAATGGCCGGGATAATGGTGTCGTATAGCATTTTATTAACCTCCTTATTCGTTCACAAATGGGATGAATGGCTCATACTCAATATGGGAACCTTGCTTATCTCTAACCCTACGATAGATGGGGAATTTAAGGACTCTGTAATAGTGATTCCTTAGCCATACTCTAAACTTCGCAATGTGTTGGGAAGTGGTGTTGCTGTAATAATCGAATACAAATAAGCGGTCTGAGGTGGGGATGTAAACGGCTACAAAGGTAGAGTAGCTGCGGAGTAGGATGGGGTTGCACTTAAAAAACTCACTGTAATCACAATAACAAATATCAGCTTGACAATAATTAAGGCGTTCGTGGCGGGTGATGGTTAAGTCCTCGACAGCATCTATAAAGGTGGTGCGGGGTGTGGCGGGGTAGATAGTACCATCGGAACGGTCTACATAACAGCCTTTAGCGTGGGCACTCTCAATATATTCTTTTGTAACTCTCATAGTTATTCTCCTTTTATCGAAATTATTAAGCGGGAGAGGGCGTTAGCCCTCACCGCTTTCTTTATTCTGACTTGCGGGGCGCTGTACCGGAACGCTGTATTTCAGGAAGTCACTAACCAGCATACCACGCAGTTCCTCGATATAGTCGCAGCTTTCTACAATGATAACGCAGCCCTGATTGGCTTTATTGAGTTTTTCGGTTGCCTGGTCAACAGTCATTTTACCCTTAAACTGTGTTGCAATGGACTCTGTGAACATTGTAGGCTTGCCATTCTCAACCTTTAGGGCGGTTCTCGTGAACTTAACCAGAGTGTCGGCAAAAGTGCGTGTGATGTAATTGCTGTTTGCGGTGATAATGTCGGTGTTCTTGTTTTCGTTTGTGTTCATTGTAATTCTCCTTTTTCAATTCAATTCTGTTTAATGTGTGCGGTCACTCTGCATTCTTCATCCCGGCTTGTGACGGACAACGGCTGCATTAACCGGGCTTTAAGCCCTTTTTAATCTCCATTCAGTGCCATTTTCAAAGGTGATAAACCCATAAACTTCACTTGCATTCTCGCAAAGTGTGCAATCTTCATCAGCCCATCGAATGGCAAGCATATCTTCATGAGGGTTATAGAAAATGGCATAAATGCAAGAATATTCTACATTTCCAAATCCAATATAATTTATGGTAACTATTTCATTTTTACATTTTTTATACATAATTTTACCTCTTTCCAATTTAATCCATAGCGATGCTAACCACCTAATTGGTAGTTCCTGTATTACAGGCTTTGCCAGCCCGTCTGACCCTGTTACTCTCCGGGAGAGCCTTTTCCCTCTCCCTGTGCTTACAGTATACCACACCCCCGGACTGAAT